ATGGGCAAAAAAAAAGATAGCACCGTCGCTCGCATCGTGGCGCCGAAGGAATGGGAGCTCAAGCGCGCGCAAGAACGCATCACCTATCCACCCGGGTATGCGGGGCCGATCCAGATGGACTGGCGCGTGCGTGAGACCTATTCCGCCAAGGACCTGGATTACCGCGGCCGGACCAAGACCGAGTGACTGCGCGCAGCGGGCTGCAGTGCCCGCGCGTTGGTGACGAGGCCCTGCGTCGGCTGGCGCCAGGGCATACAGGCTGGTGGCCGTTCTGCCTGGCTGGGAAGCCGGCCTGACCGCCTGTGTCCGATTGGCCATGCAACGGTCGGTACAGCGGCCACGCATTGGCTGGCCTGAAGCGCTTGCCTGCACATTGACGTGCCATGGGCGGGGCGAGGGCGCGGCACCACGCCGTGCTGCAACAGGGCGGTGCGTCCACCTGCCAGGACGCCGGCAGGTGCGGGCGGTGCTGTGGACATGAAAAAGCCCGCGCAAGGCGGGCTGAGCGGGCCGGCAAGGCTTGTGTGGCCGCCGGGCCAGGGGTGGTACAGGGCTGCCGCACGCATGGCAGGGGGCCCCGACTGTGGGTGCCGCGCACGGGCCGCGTGCAATCCCCTTTAAAACACCATGGAGTCCGGTCCCACCGAACCGGCGACGCGGCAGATGCATTCCACCTCTTCGCGGGAGATGGTCATGGGGGCATAGCCGTTGTTGATGCTCAGCAGCTGCACCTCGTCGCCGCGCATCCAGTTGAGCTGCTTGAGCAGGCATTTGCCGTTGATGAGCTTGACCACCACGTCGCGGCCTGGCTGGGCTTCGATGCTGGGCGTGACCACCACAAATTCCCCGGCTCGGTAGCGCGGGTGCATGGAGTCGCCCTTGATGCGCAGCGCGTACGCCTGGGGGTCGCCCGTCCAATATTCCACAAAGCCATCCGGCACCGGGTCCTGCACCAGATACCCGTCGTCTCCACCTTTCACACTCCCTGTCACCGGCACCATCCTTGATTTTTTTAGTTCTAGAGCCGGCTCCACGTTCGATTCCACACCCCCCAGGGCGGGGGGCGGGAAGCCGGTTTCCCTGGATATGGCCTCAATCAGGTCGAGCTTGGGCTCGTGCTTGCCGGTTTCCCAATGGCCGACGTTGGCCTTGGTGCGGCCCACGGCCTCACCCAGCTGCTGCTGCGTCCAGCCCTTGTGGCTACGGGCAGCCTTGATCCAGTCTTTGATATCCATGGCGCGATAGTAAAGATTTTCTATACTTCATGGGCTAGTAATGCTTGTCTTTATTGGCTAGTAATGCTAGCCTCGCGTGCATGAAGCATCCCATCGAGAAGGCGGCGGAAGTCGCCGGTTCAGAAAAAGTCCTGGCAGACCGCCTGGGCGTGACCAAGGCCGCGGTCTGGCAATGGAAGCAGCCTGGGCGCAGAACGCCGATCGAGCATTGCGCGGCGATCGAGCGGCTGTGCGGCCATGCCGTCACGCGCCGGGAGTTGCGGCCGGATGACTGGCAGGCGATCTGGCCGGAGTTGGCCGAGCCCGCCAGTGGGCCCGTCAGTGGGCCGGCCGCCAGCCCGCTGCCGGGATCGGCGGGGCAGGGGGCGGCCATGCCACCGGCAGATTGCCCCGCCGCAGAACCGGCGCGCAGCACTGCGGCGCAAGGAGGACGGCCATGAATTACTACCCCTTCCATATAGGCGACTACCGCAGCGCGACCATGCACCTGAGCAATGCCGAGGACCTGGCCTACCGCCGCGCGCTGGACTGGTACTACGACACCGAACAACCCCTGCCGCTGGACACCCAGTGGGCGGCCCGGCGCCTGCGCGTGGAGGCCAGGGATCTGGACACCGTGCTGCAGGACTTTTTTGTGCGCACGGGCGAAGGCTGGGTGCATGAACGTTGCGGCCAGGAGATTGCCCAGTTCCAGCAGATGCTGGCCAAGAACCGCGCCAACGGTGCCAAGGGCGGGCGGCCCAGGAAGGCCGTGGAAACCGCCCCCCAACCGGTGGGTTGGCCGCCGGTGGGCGCCGGGGTGGCGGCGGCAACCCAGCCCCAAGGCAACCAGGAACCAAGAACCAGAAACCAGGAACCAGAACACCCCCTTGCCCCCGACGGGGCGGTGGCTGGGGGCACACCGCCCAAGACGCCTGCTGCGGCCCCGCGCTATGCGGCCCATCCAGCCCATCCGGCCCATCCAGCCCATCCGAGCGGACGTGCCGACCCGGCCGATCTGCCCGCACCGCATGCACTGCCGCGCCCCACGGGCGACAACAGCCACCCGCTGGCCGGCACGGTGTGCCAGCTGATGAAGCGCCTGGGCGTGGGGTTGGTCAACCCGGGCAACGCCAAGCTCAACGCCCTGCTGAACGCCGGGGTGGGGGTGGGCCAGTTCGAGGACGCGGCCCACAAGGCCCTGGCGGCGGGCAAGAGCTTCAGCTATGCGCTGGGGATTGTGGAGCGCGAGGAGCGGGAGGCGCGGGCGCTGGGCGCCCTGCTGCAAAAGCCCCGGCTGGCGGCGCAGCCGGTAAACCGGCAGGAGGCGCTGGAGGCGCGCAACCGCGCCGTGGGAGATGCCTGGCTGCAGAAGATGCAGGCCCGGATGGAGGGAGCCGGCCATGCGCGCTGACGAAATGCCGGCGTTCAAGGACCTGCTGACGGACGCCATGGCGTACTACGGCAAGGACTGCAGCGCTTTCACGCTGACCGTGTGGTGGGGGGCTTTGCAGGGCTGCGAGCTGGAGCAGGTGGCCACCGCGCTGCAGCGCCATGCCATGGACCCGGAGCGCGGCCAGTTTGCCCCCAAGGTGGCGGACCTGGTGCGCGTGCTGCAGGGCACCAGCACCGACCGGGCCGCGCTGGCCTGGGGCAAGGTGCACGAAGCCATGAGCGCCGTGGGCGCCTACCGCGATGTGGTGTTTGACGACCCGGCCATCCACGCCGTGGTGGAAGACCTGGGCGGCTGGCCCAAGGTATGCCGCACCGACACCAGGGAGCTGTCCTATCTGCAGCACCGCTTTCAGGAAGCCCACCGCGCCTACACCGCGCGCGGGCAGTGCGACTACCAGCGCCGCCTGGCAGGCGACCGCTCGCCCGACCACGAGTACAGCAGCCGGGGCATCCCGCTGCCGCGCCCAGCCTTGGTGGGCGACCCGCAGCGGGCCATGGCGGTGATCCAGCACGGCAGCATGGCAGGCAAGACACGGATTTCCACTTTGCCTGCGCAGGCCATGCGCCTGCTGGCCGGTGCTTCCCTGCAAGAGGTGCGGGCATGAGCGGCGCTGTGACCTTGGCGCAGATCCATGCGCGCTGCCGTGCCGATGGCGGCTGCTGGATCTGGCAGGGCGCGTTGATTCGCCAGCGCCCGTACCTGAGCGTGCACGAGGGCGGGGTGCGCTTCAACCGCCGGGTGCAAAAGCAGGTGCTGGAGCTGACAGGCACGGTGGTGCCTGCGCAAGCCCGCATCACCCAGCGCTGCGGCAACCCGCTGTGCTGTGCACCGGCGCACCAGCAGCTGGAGGCACCGCGGGTGCAGGCGGCTTTTCTGCAGGCCCTGCAGGGCAACCCCTGGGCGCCTTTGCTGTGGAGGGCGGCCCATGTCTGAGCAACTGGAGATCGATCTGTTCAGCCGCCGGCAGGCCTGGGTGGCCATCCGGGCGCAGCTGTTCCCGTTTATGGCCCAGGCGTTCCAGGGTTCCGGCCGCTGGGTGTTGACCGTGGCGCGGCGCAAGCGCAGTCGGGCCCAGAACCGGCGCTACTGGGGCCAGGGCGTGCTGGCGCAGATTGCGCAGCAGGCCGTGGTCAACGGCCGCCAGTACGACGCGCAGACCTGGCACGAGCTGCTGAAGCGCCGCTTCATCGGCGTGGTGGAGCTGCCCGATGGCGCCGTGGTGGGCGCCAGCTCCACGCGCCTGAGTCCCGCCGAATTTGCCGCGTTCTGCGCCCGGGTGGAGGCCTATGCCGCATCCGAGCTGGGCGTGACGTTTTACGACCTGTGGGAGGGCGGATGAGCCGGCGACGTGCGCCGTGCACGCTGCCCGCCCCCAGGAAGCCCACCCAACCCGACCCACCCTGATTCCCCCAACCAAATCCAAGCCAATCCAACCCGATGGTTCAAGCGACTGAAAGAAAGAGAAGACAGCCCATGCAGACCACAACCCCAAGCTATGTGGACTACCAGCACATTGCACCCGAACACGCTGCCATCCATGAGCGGCTGCAGAACTGGCGCCGCTGGGTGTCCGGCAAAGGCGCATCCTGGACCGCGCACCCCATGTGGCGGCACCTGAAGGAAAAAGAGGAGCGCGAGCGCGGCACCATCACCCTGGCGGTGGATGCCATTGACGGGCACCTGATGGAGAAAGCGGTGTATGCGCTGCCGGAGCGGCACCGCTTTGCAATCCGCTGGTGGTATGTGTACAGCGGCAATCCGTCGAAAGCGGCCCGCCAGGCGGCGGTGAGCAAGGCGCGCCTGGCCGAGCTGGTGAAAGAAGGCCGCGCCATGCTGTGCAACCGCCTGCGGGCGGTTGACGGCAGGGAGGATTTCAGATAACTTACGCGCATCGTTAGCACCAGCACGGAACGAACCCGGTTTGCGCCGGGTTGGCTGCGCCCCCGGTTTCCCTCCCATACAAAAGCCCGCCAGGTTTGCCTGCGGGCTTTGTTGTTTGGGCAGGGCACTGGTACGGCTTTCAGGTAGTTGGTGGGGTGGTAGCTGCCGTCTGTCGATTCATGGGAAAAACACTGTTTGCATTAGTGTTAATTAGTGTAAATTTTGTTTTTAAATTAACGATCGCGACGGCCTTGCATCCTTGGGCTGGAGTTTCCGATATCTGCGTTGAGGCCGGCGGCTTTCCAAGGTGTTCGCTGCAAGAGGGGTCACCATGTTGTTTGTCATTGGCGCCAGCATTCTCCTGTGTGTGTATGCCGTCAGCTGGGGCTGGCTGGAACGCAATGACTGGCAATTGGCTGTTCCTTCGCACCGCAGCGCGTTTGCCATCCTCCTGGTGGTGACGGCTTATTTTTCCGGGGTGGCCTGTTTGCTGACTACGGTGCTGAAGTCTTTTCTGCGGTTCTTGTAGCGGGCCCAGCTTGAACCTGGGGCGCTGCAGCCATTGCCAACCACCCATACCAAAGCCCCGGCAGATCTGCCGGGGCTTTTTTGTGGCCGCTGCCAGCGTGCGCAGGCTACGGCATCTGTGCTGGGCTTGGGGCTGTGGCCGCCACGGCGCGCAGGTGGGGTGTGCATCTGGCCTGCTACAGCCTGTCGTGAGGGAGCACATTTTGTTTGCGATGGCTTGCGAAGCCAGAAAAACTGTGGTAATGTACGTCCATCGTTAGCAATAGCACAGAACGAACCCGGTTTGCGCCGGGTTGGCTGCGACCGGATTCGCTGATGCCACAAAGCCCGCAAGGTTCGCCTGCGGGCTTTGTTGTTTACGGATGTGGTGCTATTCAAATGATAGAATCACGGCATGGATTGCGAGCAGCATTGGTGACTGCAGCGGACTGTAAATCCGCCGCCCGCAAGGCAACTAGGTTCGATTCCCAGGCAATCCACCAGCATACAAAGCCCTGACCAGCGATGGTCGGGGCTTTTTTCTTGCCGGCACTGCCATGAAGTTGTCACACAGCGGCGGCAAGATGCAGTGGCTGGGAACAGGTCGGGCCGCTGAAACGCTGCTTTGCCCCTGGCGCTAATTCCAAAGCCCTGGCCTCATGCGCCAGGGCTTTTTTGTTTCTGCTGCCACGTGGTGCGGCAGGCCGGGCGGCGCATTCTTGTGGCGCGGCTCAGCGTGCGCCGGCACGGGCGCCCAGGGCATGGGCGCGCTGGATCCAGCGGGCGCGCGTGGCGTCGCTGGAACGGATCACCGGGCCAAAGCTGTGCACGTGCACGGGCTTGATACCGCTGAATTCCAGAATGGTCTGCTTCATTTGCCGGTGGCCCGGTTGGCGCTGCACCCAGCGGTAGTACCAGGGCGGGGAGTCCATGGTCACCAGCAACTCCGCGCTGCGGCCCGCCAGCAGGCGGTCCCACAGCGCAGAGTGGGGGCGGTATTTGAAGGCGAAGCCGGGCAGGAAGATGCGGTCCAGAAAGCCCTTGAGCAGGGCAGGCAGGCCTCCCCACCAGATGGGGTAGACCCACACCAGGTGCTGTGCCCAGGTGATGTCGGCCTGTGCGGCCTGCAGATCGGGCTCCAGCGGCTGGATGCGCTGGTAACCGTGGTGCAGGATGGGATCGAAGACCATGTCGCCCAGTTGCAGCAGGCGCACTTCGGCGCCCGATTGGCGTGCCGCATCGGCATAGGCGTGGGCCAAGGCCGCACACAGGCTGCTGGAAGAGGGTTGTCCGAGGATGATGAGGATGCGGCGGGACATGGAGGGTGAAGCTGGCTGAGTAGACAAGCCGCCAGCATCACCTTGCCCCGTGGGGCAGAGTCAAGCGCTCTGACAGATGCCGAGTTGATCTGGCGCAGGACACTCGGTGGCTGTCTCGCAAGTGCTTAGTTCCAGCGCCAAAGCGGCCAGCGCGGTGTCGGCGGCTTGCAGACGCTGCAGCTCATCCGCGATGGCGCGCCGCCGGGTCTGCAGCAAGGCCAGCACGGCAGCGGCGCCGGCCGGGGTGTCCATGGTGCGCAGCGGCTGCAGCGCGGCCAGGCGGAAGCCCAGCGCCAAGGCCTGGCGTATCCACTGCACGCGCTGCACATCTTCCGGCCCGTAGTGGCGGTAGCTGCCCTGGCGCGCCACGGTGCCGAGCAGGCCGTGCGCTTCGTACAGTCGCAGCGCCTTGGGCGTGCATCCTGTCAGGGCTGCGAGTTCACCGATGCGCATGGGTGGCTCTCGCGTGCTGGGAAGGGAGGTGGCTGGTGGAGAAGCAGGTGGTAGGGTGAGGGGGCATGTGTGAAGGAAACTGTTTGAATGCGGTGTGGAAGTGTTATTGGTTGGTGGCAGCGATGAGGCGCGAACAATGTATGGCCACTGACTGCTGGCGGCCACTTCCGGACCTCCGTTGCTAGCGCTCAGACGTCCGTTATGCTGTGCATGGCGGACACACTTCGTGATCACATGAAAACCACTTGGCTGACTGTCGGACATTACGGTGTCAATCTGTAAGGTGCCGACAACGTGTTGAATAAGGCTGCGCCGCACGCTGCTGGTGCGAAGCGCATGAGTTGATAATCTGCGATAAACTTCTTTCCTTTGCGCCGTTGGTCGAAAATAGGGCGTTAGGCTTCACGCTGTATCAATTAATTCTCCTGTGAAAAAAAATTACACCAACATCGAATTAATGGCGAAGGCCATCGAAGAGCAGAACAAGTGCAACGCGTACCCGAAAGTTGGAGTCGTGATAGCGAAGGATGGTGAGATCCTGGCCACCGGGTTTCGTGGCGAAGTCCCGAAGTTGCATGCCGAACGTGTCGCTATTGGTAAACTGGAGGCGAATCAGCTGGAAGGCGTAACGATCGTCACAACGTTAGAACCGTGCGTGGAGTTTCACTCAGAACAACCTGAGCGCCCCTGCGCCGAACTCATCACGCAACATGCCGTGAGGGAGGTCATCATTGGCGTTCTGGATCCGAATGGAAAGGTGTACAGCCAAGGTTACAACGCTCTCCTCAATGCCAATATCCAAGTAAGCTTCTTCGAACCTCATCTAAGGATGCAGGTAGAGGGAAGCACGTTCAAGGACGGGGACGTCGGTAGAGGCTATGGGCCGGAGGGCACGCGTCGCGTCGGCGTCGTTGGTACGGCCGGGAAACGATTTACTATTCAACGGTCCCGCACGGACCTGTCCAGTATAGATATTCGATGGCGATTGATTCAGTACTCTTCAGGGGTAGTCGATCTACACACAGAGCACGACAATTATGCAGTGCGCGAAGCCTGTGGTGCTCGCGACTTTAACGACATCTCTGATCCACTAGTATTTCGTGAGACAGCTCATGCGGCAAGGATGAAGGTCGGGGATATTGCGGTTATCTACCCAAAGAATTCGACGTTTGCAGTTCTCATAAAATTGAAGGAGCTGACCGAATATGACCTCACATTCAAGTGGCAAGTCCGAGAAATTTCAGAAGTGAAAGCCCACTCCTAAAACGAGGCTCCTGGAAGGATAAGTAATTCCGTTCCCCGCAGCTACTCCCTCAAAAAGTCGTCACTTCAAACAAAAAGCGGCTTTTTAGGTGCATCTTGTGCAAGTCAGAAAGTGACTGGCCACTAATTTATAACTAGGTCCTCGCCGACGCTCACATCGGTCATTCGCAAATGTAAGGGTGGATGGCCGCAATGGGTAGATTGCTGCCGTAGCTCATGGCATGCGGTCAGCGCGCAAGACCCCGTCAACAGGACGGCCTGCCTGCCGACGATAGCCAGTACTCTGGAGCAATACACAGTAGCGACAACGCACCCACCAGGGTTACCGCACACTTTCACACACGGCCGCGCCCATGGGCGCGGCCACCACACCACCACAGCCACCTTCGGGTGGCTTTTTTATTGGAAAAAACCCATGGAACTGACCCCAAAGCAGGAGCGCTTTGTGGCCGAGTACCTGATTGACCTGAACGCGACTCAGGCCGCGATCAGGACCGGCTACAGCGCCAAGACCGCCGCGTCCCAGGGGGCGCGGCTTTTGAAGCAGGGTGGGGTGGCACGGGCCGTCCAGGCTGCGCAGCAGGCGCGGGCGATGCGCACCGAGATCACCCAGGACAGGGTGCTGCAGGAGCTGGCGCGGATTGCCTTCTTTGACATCCGCCGCCTATACCGCGCGGACGGGAGCATGAAGGACCCCTGCGAGCTGGACGCCGATACGGCGGCGGCGCTGGCCAGCATTGAGGTGAAGGAAGAGCTGGAGCGGGGCGGCGGGGAGGATGCGCTGCAGGAGCCTTCCGCCTCTAGCGCCGTCTCTGCATCTGCATCTGTTTCTTCCGCTCCCGCCCACGGCGGTGCACCTCGGCGCAGGCGGGGCGAGCAGGTGGCGGGCTACACCATCAAGACGCGGGTGTTCGACAAGGTGGCCACGCTGCAGCTGGCCATGCGTCATCTGGGCATGCTGAACGACAAGCTGGGCCTGTCTGCCCCTGGCGGGGGCCCCATTGAAACGGTGGCGCATGTGACGCGCACCATCATTGATCCCCAGGCATGAGAACGCTGAATCTGAAGACGGCGCGCGTGTTCGCGCCGCTGCTGGAGCCTGCGCGCTACAAGGGCGCGCACGGGGGGCGGGGGTCTGGCAAGAGCCATTTCTTTGCCGAGATGCTGCTGGAGGATTGCCTGTACGAGCCCGGCGCCATGGGCGGCGAGGGCCTGCGGGCGGTGTGCATACGCGAGGTGCAGAAGGACCTGAGCCAGTCGAGCAAGGCGTTGCTGGAGTCCAAGCTGTCCGCGCTGGGGCTGGGGCAGGCCGATGGCTTTCGGGTCTACAAGGATGTGATCACCACGCCGGGGGATGGCCTGGTCATCTTCAAGGGCATGAACGATTACACGGCCGACAGCGTGAAATCGCTGGAGGGCTTCAAGCGTGCCTGGTGGGAAGAGGCGCAGACGGCCACCCAGCGCAGCCTGGACCTGCTGAAGCCGACGATGCGCGCGGCCGGTTCACAGCTGTGGTTTGGCTGGAACCCGCGCTTTGCCAAGGACCCGGTGGACCGCATGCTGCGCGCCGAGGGCTTGCCCACCGGCGCCCGGGTGGTGCAGGCCAACTGGCGCGACAACCCCTGGTTCACGGCCGAGCTGGAGCAGGAGCGCCAGGACTGCCTGCGCCTGCAGCCCGACAAGTACGACCACATCTGGGAAGGCGGCTACGAGACGGTGAACGAGGGCGCGTACTTTGCGCGCCAGTTGGCCGACACCCGGGCCCAGGGCCGCATTGGTGCAGTGGCAGCCGACCCGCTGATGGCCTTGCGGGCCTTTGTGGACATTGGTGGCACCGGCCAGAACGCGGACAGCTTTGCAATGTGGATCGTGCAGTTTGTGGGCATGCAGGTGCGGGTGCTGGACTACTACGAAGCCCAGGGCCAGCCCATGGCAGCCCATGTGCAGTGGCTGCGCGACCAGGGCTACACGCCGGAGCGGCTGCAGATCTGGCTGCCGCACGACGGCGAGAAGGCCGACACGGTGCATGCGGTGACGCCCAAGAGCGCACTGCAGTCGCTGGGCTACCGCGTGACGGTGGTGCCCAACCAGGGCAAGGGGGCGGCGATGAAGCGGGTGGAAGCCGCGCGCCGGCTGTTCCCCAGCATCTGGTTCAACGAGACGAGCACGGAAGGCGGCCGCGCCGCCCTGGGCTGGTACCACGAGAAGCGCGACGAGGCCCGGGGCATTGGCCTGGGGCCGGCGCACGACTGGGCCAGCCACGGTGCGGACGCCTTCGGGCTGATGTGCTGCGTGTGGGAGCCGCCCCGGCAGGGGCAGCCCCTTCAACTGCCCAACATAGGGATTGTGTGATGGCAACAATGAACAGTGACACGTTCCGCAATGTGCTGGAGCGTGAGATCGAGGATGCGCACAGCTGGCTGGCCAGCGGCATCCGGGGTGAGCAGCAGCGCAATCTGCAGTACTACCTGGGCCTGCCGCTGGGCAACGAGGTGGACGGCCGCTCCCAGGTGGTGAGCTGGGATGTGTTCGAGACAATTGAAGGCGCGCTGCCGAATTTTCTGGAGCCGTTTTTCAGCGGGGACCACATTGGGGAGTTTCTGCCGCGCGGGCCGGAGGATGCGGCCTATGCCGAGCAGGCCACCGAGCTGGTGAACTATGTGATCCGGGACGACAACCCCGGGTTTCTGCTGTTCAGCGACTGGTTCAAGGATGCGCTGCTGTCCAAGCTGGGGGTGGTGCGCGCCAAGTGGGTGCAGCCGGACCCGGTGCGCGAGGAGTTCAAGGGCCTGAGCGAGGAGCAGCTGGTGCTGCTGACCCAGGATCCAGCCGTGCGCGTGCTGGAAGCCTCGCCGAGCGAGCTGCTGCAGCCCGAAGTGGCCCAGGCCGCCGGGCTGCAGCAGTCTCTGCTGTGGGATGTGACGCTGCAGCGCCGCCAGCGCGGCAAGGTGGAGCTGCGCAATGTGGCGCCGGGGGACTTTCTGGTCAACCGCTCGGCCAAGCGCCTGGAAGACGCCCGCCTGGTGGGGGAGTGGGTGACCTACACCCGCTCGCAGCTGACGGAGATGGGCTTTGCCGATGTGGCCGCGATCCAGAGCTTTGAGGGCAGCGGTGCCCAGGAGCCGGAAGATCTGCGGGACCAGCTGGCAGAGAGCGCGGACCGGTCGCTGGAGGAGGTGCGGCTGTTCGAGGGCTTTGTCCGCTGCGACTACAACGGCGACGGGGTGGCCGAGTGGCGGCGGGTGCTGGTGTCGGGCAACGGTGAACTGGAAAACGAGGAGGTGCAGGGCCATGAATATGCGGTGCTGACACCCATCAAGCTGCCGCACCGCGTGATCGGCATGGCGCTGGCCGACCCGGTGGTGGAGCTGCAGCGCCTGAACAGCGGGCTGACGCGCCAGTATGTGGACAGCCTGTACCTGGCCAACAACCCGCGCACCTATGTGAACCTGGCGGCGCGCGTCAACATCGAGGACGTGATCAGCAACCGCATTGGCGGGATTATCCGCGGCGAGGGTGCGGCGGGAGATGCCGTGGTGCCGATCAAGACCGCGTTGGTGGCGACCGAGAGCCTGGCCGGCATCGAGATGGTGCAGGGCATGCGCGAGCGCCGCACCGGGGTGACCCGCTACAACCAGGGCCTGGATGCGGACAGCCTGAACAAGACGGCCACGGGCATTGCCAAGATTGCCAACATGGCGGACAAGCGCATGCTGCTGATCCTGCGCACCTTTGCGGAGACGGGCGTCAAGCAGCTGTTCAAGCTGGTGCTGCGGCTGCTGACCCAGTACCAGGACATTCCGACCACGGTGCGGTTGCGCGGCCGGTTTGTGCAGTTTGATCTGCGCATGTGGTCGCCCGACATGGATGTGAGTACCGATGTGGGCCTGGGCACGGGCGACAAGGCCGAGACCCTGATGCTGCTGCAGCAGTTCGGCCAGTTCATGCAGCAGGCCGCGCAGGCCGGGCTGGTGGGGCCACCGCAAATCTATGAATTTGGCAAGGCGCTGGCCAAGCACGCCAAGCTCAAGGGCGCGGGGGAGAAGTTCATGCTGGCGCCGGACCAGATTCCGCCCAAGCCACCGCAGCCGGACCCGGTGCAGGTGCAGGCACAGATCCAGTCCCGGCTGGAGCAGATGAAGCTGCAGGGCCAGCAGCAGTTGCAGGCCATGCGGCTGCAGGCCGAGGCGGCCGAGGGCGACAAGAAGCGCGCGGCCGGCTTGCAGATCAAGCAGATGGAGCTGCAGCAGCGCGACAGGGACCGGTTGCTGGAGCTGGCCGCCGGCTACCTGGCGGCCAATGCCCGGGAGGCCGGCACCATGGGCCAGCCCACCAACATCATTGCCGGCTCCATGCTGGACCAGAACATCCAGGTGCCCGGCGTCACCGCCGAGGACCTGCAGCAGGCGGCCCAGAGCATTGAGGGCATGGCCCGGCAGTTTCAGGAAGGACAAGCATGAGTGCAGCCCAGTACCGCGCCGAGCGCGCCCAGCGCCTGCTGGAGGACCCGCTGCTGCAGGAAGCCCGGCAGACGGTGATCCAGGCGCTGCAAAGCGAAGTGCTGTCCCTGCCCCTGGGCGAGCGCGAACGCCGCGAGGCGGCCGTGGCCATGCTGAAGGGGGCGGAGCAGTTTTTCCGGGTGTTCGAGCTGGTGATGGACGGCTACAAGCTCGAACGTGCCGAGTTGACCAACGCGGCACAGATCCAGGCCCGTCACCACGCAATCGAGGAGCGCATGCGCAATGGCTAGACCCCGTAAATCCCCGGCAGAGCAGAAAGCGGCCGAACCCCATTCACAGGACCTGCAGCAGGAGCAGCCGGGCCAGCAGGCCCCGCAGAAGCAGGCGCCGCCGGTGCAGGCCCAAGGGCCTGTGCCGACAGACCCGACCGGTGCGGATGCGCCGGCCATGGCCGCAGTGCCGGCGGCGGTTCAGGACCCCGAGCTTGAGCCGGAGCCCGAACCGCTGGAGGCTTTTCTGCGCCGCGTGGAGCGCGCGCACATTGGGCGCGATGTGGTGGCCACGGCGGCCACCCACCCGCAGGCGACGCTGCGGGTGTGGCCCGGCACCTATGGCGGTATCCGCCTGGAGGTGGGGCCGCTGTCCGTGACCTACAGCGACGGCAGCACGGCGTAGGCGGCTTTCGGCTTTCTTTCGTTCTGCCTTTCGCCTTTTTCATTCACCTTTTTCACCTTTTCTTCAACCCGCCCGGGCACGGTATGCCCGACCGACCAGTCTAGGAACAACCCAGCGAGGGGCTGCATGCGACGGCATGCGGCCCTTTTTTGCGTGGACTCACACCTGGCCGGAACCACACAGCAACAACCATGGACGACGATCACATCACGACCGTAGACGATCTGGCGGCGGCGCTGGATGCCGGCGAGGGACAAGCCCCGGAAGCCCCTGATGCCGAACTGCAAGCAGCCGCTTACCAGAACGCAGGCGATCCCCTGGCGTATGCCGAGCTGGAGGCCGAGCAGGCCGATGGCGACGCGGACGCCGCCACGCAGGACGCTGGACAAGCTGCACAAGCCCCAGACGATGACCTGGTGGTGCGGTGGAGCGCCCCCGACGGTAGCGCCATCGAGGCCCCGATTGCCGAGCTCAAAGCCGGCTACCTGCGCCATGCGGACTACACGCAGAAGGCGCAGCAGCTGGGCGAGGAGCGCCGGCAGGCGGCCGAGCAGGTGTCCCAGCAGTTCCAGCAGGCGCAGCAGCTCACGCGTGAACACGCGTGGCTGATGCAGATGGCGGAGCAGCTGGAGCTGTACCAGAAGGCCGACTGGGATGCGCTGTACCAGCGCGACCCGACAGAGGCCAGCCGCCTGCAGGCCCAGTGGCGCCAGACCGAGGCCCAGGCCACGCAGCTGGCCCACAGCCTGCAGGCGGCGGTGCAGCAGCAGGAGCAGATGGCGGTGCAGCGGCACGAGCAGGCATCGCAGCAGGCCCTGGTGGCCTTGCAGGCGGCGGTGCCCGGCTTTGGCCGGGACCACCTGATGGCCATGCGCCACACCGGCCTGGCCCACGGGTTCACCGAGGCCGAGCTGTCCCAGGTGTCCGATGCGCGCACCCTGAAGGTGCTGCTTGAGGCCGCCCAGTGGCGCGCGCTGCAGGCGCGCAGGCCCGGCGTCCAGCAACAAGTGCGGGCAGCACCGCCCAAGGCTTCCAAGCCTGGTGCTGCCGGCGTTCCTCCCTCCAAGATCGACGCGGCCTGGAAGCAGCTCAATGCCCGCCGCGACGTGAATTCATTGGCCGCCTTGCTGGCGGCGCAGGAGTAAATATGGCTCAACAAACGAATACCTTTGCCACCTTCAACGCCGTGGGCAACCGCGAAGAGCTGGCGGATGCGATCTACCGCATCTCGCCCGAAGAGACGCCCTTTGTGTCGTCCATCGGCAAGGACAAGTGCAGCTCGGTCAGCCCGGAGTGGCAGACCGATGCGCTGTCCGCCGCCGTGAACAACAAGGTGGAGCAGGGCAACAACGCCGCGGTGAAGGCGATCACGCCTTCGGTGCGCGTGGGCAACCGCACCCAGATCTCCGAAAAGACCTTCGGCGTGACGGGCACCCAGGAAGTGGTGGACAAGGCGGGCCGCAAGTCCGAGAAGGCTTACCAGGAGGCCAAGAAGATCCTGGAGCTCAAGCGCGACATCGAGTTCGCCGCCATCAACAACGGCACGGCGGTGGCTGCCGCCGAAGGTGTGGCGCCCCAGGCGCGCGGCCTGTCGGGCTGGCTCAAGACCAACAGCCTGCAGGGTGCGACCGGTGCGGCCCCCGACCCCATTGCCAACACCGCGCCCACGGACGGCACGCTGCGCACCTTCACCGAGGCGCTGCTGAAGCAGGCCATGCAAAAGGCCTGGGAAGAGGGCGGCAATCCCAGCCTGCTGTTTGTGCCTTCGGCGCTGCGGGCCACGGTGTCGGCCTTCACCGGTGCGGCCACCAAGTTCGAGAAGGTGGAGAGCAAGACCACCACGGCGACGGTGGAGGTGTATGTGGGCGACTTTGGCCGCCTCAAGATTGTGAACAGCCGCTACAACCGCGCACGCGATGTGTTCGGGATCGAGCCGGAACGCTTCAAGCTGCTGCGTCTGCGCGGGGTGAAGACCACGCCGCTGGCCAAGACCGGCGACGCCGAGAACTACATGGTCAACACCGAGTGGACGCTCAAGTGCGAGCAGGAAGCGGCGAACTTTGCGCTGCGCGACCTGCAGGCCACCTGAGCGCCGTCAACCTTTACACACCGCCCTTCGGGGCGGTTTTTGTTTATGCATTCTCGAATTCTTCAGGCCGCAGCGGGTTCGCGCACGGTGCTGCACTGCCATGGCGACGGCTCCGCCACCCTGCAGAAGGTGGACGACGTGAGCGATGCCGTGGAGCGCGCCCAGGCGCTGGACCGCCAGGGCGCGCACACCACGGGCATGGGGGACAAGCATGCGGCGTCCATCCCGATTCCGGTGCTGACGCAGTGGGCGGCGCAGCGCGGCAAGACCTTTGCCGACTGCATGCAGGATGACGCACTGCTCAAGCAGTTTCTGCAGGACCCGGACAACCGGGTGTTCCGGATCTGGAAGGGGGCGCTATGACGCTGGTGGTTCCTGTTGCGGCTTCGCCCAGTGCGGCGGCGGTCGCCAACTTTGCCGGCCTGTCCGCCTCGGTGGCGCGCTGGCTCAACCGCACGGACCTGGGGAGCGTGATTCCGGACTTTGTCCGCATGGCCGAGGCCGAGTTCTCCCGCGACACGCGGCTGCGTTCGTCGTTCCAGCTGGTGGACACCAGCGGCTACACGCCGGCCGGGGAGATTCCGCTGCCGGTGGACATGCTGGAGCTGCGCGAGCTGAGCGCAGCGGGCGTGGTGCTGCGCGAGCTGCCCTATGAGGACTGGCGCCAGCGCAGCGACGGCCCGTACTTCGCCCGGGTGGGCGAGGTGGCGCACCTCACCGGCAAGCCGGCCACGGCCTATGGCCTGAAGTACCTGCAGAAGCTGCCGGCGCTGGTGTTCCAGTCCGACAGCAACTGGCTGCTGCGCGAGCACTACGACGTGTACCTGTGGAAGTGCTGCGAGATGGGCAGCGCCTGGATGCGCGACCCGGAGGCGGTGGCCAGCTACAGCGCCAAGTACGAAGGGGCCGTGCAGCAGCTGCTGTCGGCCCACAACGCGCACCGCTGGGCCGGTGCATCAGTGGCCGTGATGGCCCCGGGGGTGGTATGAACAAAGTGCTGGGTTTTGCCCCGGATGCCGATCCGACCACGCCGGGCCTGCTGCTGGATTGCGAGAACCTGCTGCCGTCCGAGCTGGGCATGCGGCCCGGGCCGGCTGTGGCACCGGTGGGTGTGGCCGCGCTGACCGAGGATGTGCGCGGCGCGCTGGCGGCCATTGACCTGAGCGGCAACCGTCTGGCCATCTGCGGCACGACGCAACGGCTGTACAGCCTGGCGGGCAGTGCCTGGGCCGATGTGTCCGGCGACGGTGCGCCGTTTGCGCTGGGCCAGGACGAACGCTGGAGCCTGGCGCAGTTTGCCAACAGCACGGTGGCGAGCTGCCGGTCCATGGGCATGCGCATGGCCACGGGCGGGCCGTTTGCGCCCATTGCGGGCGCGCCCAAGGCCAAGATTCTGGCCAGTCTGAAGGGCTTTGTGATGGCCTTCAACACCCAGGATGCCACCTACGGCGACAGCCCGGACCGGTGGTGGTGTTCGGCCTCGCTGAATGCGCAGGACTGGGTACCCAATGTGGCGACCCTGTGCACCACGGGGCGCCTGGTGGAGTCCGGCGGGGAGATCACGGCCGCGCACCGGCTGGGCGACGACATCATTGTCTACAAGCGCCGCAGCACGTTTGTAGGGCGCTTCACCGGGCCGGCCGAGGTGTGGAATTTCACCCAGGTGGATTCGGATGTGGGCTGCGTGGGCATGGATGCCGTGTGCGATACCGGCAAGGCGCATTACTTCATTGGCGACGATGACCTGTATGTCTTTGACGGTGTGCAGGTGCAGCCGATTGGCCGGGGCATGTTGCGCGACTGGTTTGTGGAGGTGCGCGACCCCAAGCAGATGCACAAGTCGCAGGCGTTCTGGGACAAGCAGAACCAGCTGGCCTGGTTTTTCTTCCCCTCGGTCAAAGGCGGGGGGGAGCTGGATTACGGCCTGGTCTACCACCCGGGCACCAACAAGTGGGGCCGCGCCAACCATGCCATCCGCGCACTGGTGCGGTATGCATCGCCGGCGGCCACCTACGACGGTGGATCGGAGCTGGTCACCAGCTACGACAGCGGCCCGGCGATCGACTTTGACAGCCCGTTCTGGGTGGAGGCCCAGGAGCTGATGGCGGGGTTTGACACCCGCAACCGGCTGGTGACGTTTGCCGGTGCGCCGGACGCCAGCAGCCTGACCACCGGCGATGTGGGCGATGACGACCAGATGACCCTGTGCGACCGGCTGGTGCTGCGCTTCAAGAAGGCGCCGGCGGCCGCGGCCGCGACCGGGTTCACCAAGGACGACGGCGGCCAGGAGGCGCGGCAGGCGTCTGCGGCGATCCGTGACGATGCGGCTTTCGACTTGCGCCAGCGCGGGCGCTGGCATGCGTTCCGTGTGGACTGCCAGGGCGACTATGCGCTGATCGGCTTTGCGCCACGGCTCAAACCAGCGGGGTTCCGATGAGATTGCAGACCGATAACTACCGTTTTGGCAGCGATCTGCCGGCCCTGGTGAAGACGCTGGCGCAGATTTTTCCGCGCTTTGCGGTGCAGCTGAACCACCTGTCCGAAGGGCGCATCTGCGGCAGCCACAACGCGGCCGAGGCGCCGCCGGCCGCCGGGCTGTACCAGGCGGGCGACTACCTGCGCAACAGCGCGCCGGCGGTGCAGGGGGCGGCCGGCGGGCGCTATGTGACCAAGGGCTGGATCTGTGTGCACAGCGGCGAACCCGGGACCTGGGTGGAAGACCGGGGCCTGACCGGGGAGTGAGGGGCATATGAACTACCAACTGCACATTGTGCCGGCGGCCTTTGTGGGCCGGGCCTGGGCCGATGGTGCCCACCAGCTGGGGCGGGCCTGCGCGACTTCGGGCGGGGAGATCACCGGTGAGCAGCTGAAGCTGCTGCTGTCGCGCGGCGAGCGCGACCTGATCCGCATTGACCTGGACGGCCAGGCCGTGGGCTGGGCCGTGACCCGCATTGACCAGCTGCCCAACGTGCGTGCGCTGCATGTGTGCGAGCTGTACGCACCCGGCGGCCACTGGCTGGCCTGCAGCGCGCAGCTGGCCGCCATGGCGCGGGCCAACGGTTGCACGGAGCTGCGCTGCAGCGCCGGGCCCGCCCAACAACGCCTGTACCAGCGGCATCTGCCCTGGGAACCGATTTACACAACCATGAGGATGCCTTTATGAACCCGTTTCATGAGAAAGCCCGTGCCCAGGGCCGGTTGCGGCCCGCCAAGGGGGGCGGCGGCAGCAGCACATCGAACTCCAGCATTCAGTACCCCGACGAGATCAAGCCCCTGCTGTCCAACGTGGCGCAGCTGAGCACGGACATCTACAACAAGGGCTGGCAGGGCTATGACGGCCAGCGCTACAGCGAGCTGAACGACACCCAGCAGCAGGCGCTGCAGGGCATGCAGGAGCGCGCGGGCGGCGGATCGGAGCTGTGGAAGCAGGCTCAGTCCGGCCTGCAGCAGATGATGGGCGACCAGCAGAACCCGTACCTGGACCAGCAGGTGGCCAATGCGCAAAAAAGCGTGGTGGACAGCTACAACCTGACGGCCAAGCCGCAGATGGAGTCGGCCATGGTGGGGTCGGGGTCGTTCGGCAATTCGGGCCTGCAGCAGATGCAGCAGCAAAGCCAGAGCCAGCTGCAGCAGAACCTGGGCAATGTGGCGAGCGAGATGTACGGCAACGCCTACAACACCAACCAGTCCAACAAGCTGGCGGCGTTAGGCATGGCGCAGGGCTTTGCTAACCAGGACTACACCGACCTGAACCAGATGCTGAACGCCGGCAATGCCTACCAGGACCAGGCGCAGAACAACGCCGACTTCAACTACGAGCAGTGGCAGCAGCAGCAGGATGACCCCTACAAGAAGCTGCAGGCCATGACGGGGGTGATGAGCGGCACCGCGGGCAGCAGCACCACCACCAAGCAAAGCGGCGGGGGCAAGTGATGTTCTGGATACCGATGGCGATCGGGGCGGTGGCCGGGGCCCTGTCGAACAAGGACAACCCGCTGAAGGGCGCGGCCATTGGCGGCACCCTGGGGGCGGTCACCGGCGGCCTGGGCGGGGCGGCGGCTGGCGGCCTGGGTGGCGCCAGTGCCAGTACGGCCATCACCAGCGCGGCAGCGCCGACGGTGGCTGGCACCACGACGGTAAGCGGCGCGATATCAGGTGCGGCTGCGGGGTCGGGTTCCGGCCTGGGGCTGTCCATGGCGGGGGCCGGGGCCTCCAACCTGGCTGCCATGGGTGGTGGGCAGGGTCTGCTGGCCAGCCAGGGGCTGGCGGCATCTGGCATGGGGGGCGGCCAGGGCCTGCTGGCCGGTGGTGTGGGCGCAGGCTACGCCAGCGGGGCGGGGAGCGGCTTGCTGTCCGCATCGAACCTGAGAACGGCGAACGACCTGGCCATGCTGGCGCAGACAACCGGGGTGCTGGGCAGCAACCCGGCGCCGCCCCAGGCCCAGTCTGCGGGCATTCCTGCGCGGCAGGCGGATTTCTCTGGCCTGCTGGCCGCGGGCAAGGGCCAGCAACGGTCCGGCGCGGAACGGCTGATCGCGCAGCGCGCGGCACGAAGGGGGTAAGGCATGGGGATTCTGGATTTTGAACTGTTCAACGCGAGGCACATGGCCCAGCAGGCCTTGAAGAACCCGGACCAGATGCTGCTGGGCGCAGCCGACCCGCTGGGCGCCAAGGTCTGGAGCGGCATCACGGGCAAGGACTACGAGCCCATCGTGAACCAGTGGGGCGGCGCTTCGGACGGCGCCTACGAGGCTGCCGAGGCCAAAGGCATCAACACCGGATCGGCCAGAGGCGCCCACCAGGTGGCACAGACCATTGCGGGCATTTTTGCCGGCGGTGCGCTGGGTGGGGCCATGGGCGGCGGCGCCGGGGCCACGTCCGGCGGAACGGCGGCTTCGGGCGCGGGCGGGTTGGCTGTGGATGCGGGCTATCTGGGGGGCGCCAGCAGCATGGGCAGCATGCCGGCAGGGCTGTCGGTGGGGGCAGGGTATTCCGGCGCGGCGGCTGGCGGTGGCAGCGGCGGGCTGCTGTCATCGTCCAACCTCAAGTCTGCGAACGACCTGGCCAGCCTGGCGGCCAGAACCGGGGTGCTGGGCAGCAACCCGGCGCCGCCCCAGGCCCAGTCTGCGGGCATTCCTGCGCGGCAGGCGGATTTCACGGGCCTGCTGTCGGCAGGCCGCACCAATCAACTTTCGGGCGCTGAAAAGCTGATGGCACAGCGCGCGGCACGACGGGGGTAAGCAATGGACAACCAAGCAAGCTACGAGGCCATGCAACAGGCCTGGGGGCAACAAGAACCGAGCGGCCTGATGGGGCTGCTGAATTCACCCATGGGCCAGGCCCTGCTGGGGGCGGGACTGGGCGCGCTGTCCAGCTCGGGCTCTACGGCGCAGGCCATCGGCCGCGGCGGGCTGATGGGCCTGTCTGCCTTTTCGCAGGCCCAGGACAAGCAGGAAAACCGGCTGCTGCAGATGGCCCAGGCCAAGATGCGGGAGGAGGCGTTGGCGAGCCTGAGCCCCCGCGAGGGTGGCGGCTATACGGGAGATATCTCGAAGCTGCTGAGGTTTATGACGCCCGACCAAGTGCAGTCCACCTTCAACCTGGGCCGCAACAAGCTCCACCAGATGCAGGAGTTGACCCAGCCCGATGGCTCCAAGCGCATCTTGGCGATCGACGACTACGGCGATACCCGGGATACGGGGCTGATGCAGGCGCCGGAGATCACGAAGCAGGACCTGGGTGGCCGGGTGGTGGGCTTGAATGCATATACGGGCCAGCAGGCATGGTCCGCTGACAAGACGCAACCTCGACCCCAATCACTGCCGCAACCACAAGCTCAGCCGCAACCGCAACCGCAACCGCAATTTCAGCAGCGCGGGCTGTCGTTCCCGCAGCTCCGCCCCACCGCCAGCTCAGGCTGGAATATTCAGAAAGTGAATTGAGATGGCAACCTTACGCATCACAGCGCCGGAGGGCGCCGCCCCGGAGGGTATTACACAAGAAGAGCTGCGTGACTATCTCAAGGCCAGTTACGCCCAGGCAGGCCCGCCGACTTTACGCATTGCAGCGCCAGATGGCGCGGACTATGACGTGCTGGCCCCCTACGCTGTTACAGAAGATCTGCGTTCCTACTTGAAGGCCCCCAGCGTCAAGGCAGGCCAGTCGGATGCGCCTCAGCGTCTTGCGCCGGGAACTGGCCATGAAATCGGCCTTCTGACGCGCCGTGGTGTCGAGGCGGCCGGCGGTGCGATGGAGGCGCCGGCCCACCCATTTCGCCGCTCGGGGCCGTGGACCGCAGGCCGCCAAACCCCTTCTGTCGTGGCACGCAACTTCGCAGACGACGTTGGTGTGCCTCAATCAGAGAGTACGCGACTTGCGCAGCCAGTACAGACAACGCCCGCGCCGCAGCGTTCCGTATGGGATTCGTTGGGCAGACAAGCCAGTTTGTTCGCCAGACATGCAATTGTGGGGCCAGCGCAGACCGTGGAGTTGTTTACATCGCCAGTCCGCTTGGCACTCCAGCTCGCAGGCCTCCCGACTACTCCTGAATCTGTTATGGCGGCCCAACTTGCCGACCGGCTTGGGCTTGCCAAGCCTGAGACCAGGATGGAGCGCCTCACTGGCGATGTCGTAGGGGCTGTCATTGGTGGCGGTGTGCAGACGGCTGCGGCTCGAAAGCTGCTGCAGTTTGCTAAGGACCCGATTGTCAACGCTGCGGTTCGCCACTTTGCAGACGAACCTGCAATGCAACTAGTAGGTGCAGCAGGGGACGGCTTTGCCACTGGTATTGCGCGGGAAGTGGGCGCGACTGACTTGGGCCAGAAGATATCGGGTTTTCTTGGGGGGGCAGTGGCGAGCTCTGGAGCCAAGGCGGCCATAGGTGCTGCCGGCAAAGCCTTTGAGCGTGTAGCACAACGCCATCGAGGGGGTGCGCCGGTGATGATGCCACCACATGGTGATACCCCGGAGATTTCCACGCAAGTTGCAAGCGAAAAGACACTGACCAAGGATGGCGAGCGTAGCAGTGCAATGGCTAATCCGCGCGTCGTAGATGTGAGGGATACCAACCACAGGCAAGTGACACCGAGGCGGGAAGACCTGGAGGTTCGCACCGAAGGCGATGTGGTGGCCGCAGGACGCGAGCTGGCCCACGAGGCTACACGCAAGCGCGGTGGATTGCACAGTGCCGATGCACTCGATAGATCTCCTTCGCAGGCGCTGAATTCGGCTGTTAGCCGTGTGGGTCTGGAAAAAAGGGGATCGTCTTTTTCGCCTGAGGATATCCAGCTGTTGGAGAGAATTGGATGGGTTGCCAGCCATCCTTCTGCTCTGCCAGCTAAAACAGCTGTCACTGGGAATAACTACCCTCTTGCGGCAGTCGATTTGATCAAGGGTGCAACCCATAATAAGAGCGGGTTCAAGATTCCGGAGAGGAATGTCTGGTTCACCAATGATGCCCAGAAAGCCCGGAAGGGACTGCTGTCACAGCAGGTACTGGAGGAGGTATTACTCTCCAATACTCCCAAAGGGGAATTTATGGGAGGGCTGCTTACGAGTCCGAAATATACAGGTCGTTCCCAGAGCGGCAGGAATCAGTAGAAAGACGAGGCGCTCAGACCTGATTGCAGGCTCAGGCAAAGGCTTCAGTTGTCAGGCCAGGGAGCGCAGAAGTGACGTTGCAAATAGCGCGGAAAACTGTCTTGTCGCGCCTTTGTGGCTGCATTGGCGCGATATTCTCCGTGAGCACCGTGGCACAAAACCGGCTGGAGCAGCTTTTTTAGGCCGCGGTGTTGGTCGCTCCAAGCAATATGGGCGGCAGGCGGGTGTTGTTTGGATATACCGCCTGCTTTGCTGGGCCCATATGCATTGGTCCAACGCCGCCGGGCCTGGGTTGGCACGGCGGCTTGAACCGTTATTCGCCTTCGCGAGGCCAGGGCTTGTAGGCAAAGATCCAGAGAGAAATCCAGTTCACACCAGGGATCAACGCCAGCACGGCCAGCCATTTCGAATGGCCGGTTCTTGTCAGGATTCGTGCAATGGGCCATGCCACTGCAAGCCAGACAACGAGTCCGAATATGAACATAGTGAACCAGTGCCAGATGCTGAAGCTTCCCATTGCAGAGTTCTCCCTTGAGGTGGTGTTTGTATCGTTATCGTAACAAATTCCGACGATAAAGGCTTTTCTCATGGCAGCGAGCGTCAAGGACGGGTGGGCCGCCGGTACGGGCCCAGGCTGCGCGAAGCCACCGGGGCGGGGTGCGTGGGTGGCGTGTCCGTCGGAGCATCAGGGGCCAATATTGCAGCACGATCAAGAAAATTACGCTCAGGACCGCCATGGCAATGATAGAAACATGGGTTGAGGGAGCGAATCCTGATTGGGTCAGCCGCCCGCTGATGAATTGGGTGAAGGTTTCAAGGCTGAGTTGGCGCAAGGTATCCGGAATTCCGGCGATGGCTTGAATGAGCTGATGGAATAAGTGGGGAATCTTGCCGATGGACTGAATGAACTGATGGAATAAGTCGGTAATATTGTCGATGGACTGGATGGTCAGATCAGAAATTTTGGCTATGAGGCGGGGGAAGTCACTGCGAAGACCTGTGGGTCTGATAACCCATCTGAAAAAAAGAAAAAACCCACTGATCAAAAGGCCAATTCCAAGAGCATAGTAGATAAATACAGCTGCGAACATCAGAAGCAGATCGGAACCTTTGTCCACGATGTAAAAGAATTTTCTCCAGCCCTTCATGCTTCTTCCTTGAACCGCCTGCAGCGGGTTTTTATTCACCAGCCTCCCTTGTGGAGGCTTTTTTTATGGGCAATCCATGCCAGTACCCAACAGCATAGACGAGCTTTCGCCGAATTCGGCGGAGAACTATCCCGCCGGCACGGAGCCGGTTTTTCCGAACCTGGATAACTACATCCGGTTCCACGCGGCCTGTATTGCCCAGTTGCGCGATGAGGTGGCCGCCGGCGGAATGCCCCTTGGCGGATCGATGTGGTGGGGCGGGGCGCGTTCCAGGATCAAAGCCAATTTCAAGCCGGAGGATGGGGATCTGCTGCTGCGCGCGGACTACCCGGCGCTGTGGCAGTTTGTGTCGACCGGTGGCTATCCGCTGGTTGCGGAAGCGGACTGGTGGGCGGACAAGGCCAAGCGTGCCAGCTTTTCCAGCGGGGACGGGGCCACCACGTTCCGCCTGCCGGACAACAACGGTAAGCAGAAGGACAGCTTTGGCGCTGCCGTCAAACGCGGTGACGGGGCTTTGTCTGCGGGTGCGCCGGGGCTGATCCAGGACAGCCAGAACAAGGAGCACGACCACGCGGCGGCGGTCACCCAGGCGGGTGCGCATTCGCACACCGTCAGTGGCAGCACCGGCCAGGCGGGCAGCCACAACCATGGCTATACCGGCAACGAGGGGCAAGGCAACCCGGATGGGGCCACCGACACCTATGGCGCCATTGGCACCAACCGCAGCTATGTGCGCTATTCCAAGCTACAGGACGCAGGCGCACATGCGCACGACGTGAGCGGTACGGCGGCGGCAGCGGGATCGCACACGCACGAGGTGTCGGTGACCAAGCAGGGCGGCACCGAAGCGCGCGGTATTGCCACCACCGGCTGCCATGTGATGCGCGTGAAATAAGGAAGGGCAGATGCAAAAGTACAAATCCAATATCACCAGCACCACGGGCGCGGCGATCCGCAATGTGCCCGTGACGGTGCTGAACGAGGCCGGCGAGCTGGCGAGCCTGTTTCTGGACCGCGCCGGCGCCATTGCCGCGCCGAATCCGCTGGTCACCGACAGCTCGGGCAATTTCTATTTCTACGCGGTGAACGGGCGCTATAGCCTGCGCACTACCGTGGAGGGTGTCACGATCACCGACGACGATGTGGTGCTGCTGCAGGACCCCGAGGAAATCACGGTGGCAGGCCCCATTGCCGAGGCGGTTGCCGCGGCCCAGGCGGCGGCGCGTCAGGCGCAGGATGTGGTGGATTCATCCGGCATCCCGGACATGGTTGCTGCAGCACAGAACGCGGTGATCGATTCCAACCAGGCATTGCAGGAAGCACGCGGCGCTTCACTGGCATCCGCCGAGGCCAAGCAGGCGGCAGAAAGTGCCAAGAGCGCAGCAGAACTGGCCAAGGGCGATGCGCAAGCCGCATCGTCCACGGCGAATGCGGCCGCCCAGCAGGCGAATGCAGCGGCACAGAGCGCTGCGCAGTCGGCGGCGTCCATTGATCCTGCGCGCCTGCTGACGCCAGCAGAGCGGCTGAAGCTGGATGGCGTTGAGGCTGGGGCAACCAAGAATTTTGCAGTCACAGCTATTGCTTCCGGCGCCAACATGGACAATTTGTTGGAGCCTGGGTACTACTTCTGCGGTTCTGGCGCAGTAGCAGCGACACTTATCAATTGCCCCATGTCCCAGGCATTCGGTATGCTGGTGGAAAATGTCGGCGGTGTGTCAAACGGATTTCTGCGCCGTCGTCAAACGATCACCCAAAATAATGGGACGGATAGCACCCGGTACGTGCGTAACTGCCAAGAGAATGTATTCACAGCTTGGATTCCTCTGCCGTCAATTGCCCTTGTTAATAGCTGGACTGCGCTGAACACATTCAATGCCGGGTTGAACGCTAATCGCATCGGCGTTGGTGGTACAGGTTGGAATACCGGTGTCGGTGTGTACTGCACTGATAATTCCTTCTCTGCAAACGCCAATTATTCTGGTGTCAACATGGAAATTTCGTCCAATGGCGACACGCTGACGGCCACTCGAACTCACCGTGCAGCGTATTTCCGAGTTCGCAGTAATAGCACCTCGGCCCAGTTGGCAGGGTTCACTAATGTGGTGACGGGAGTTGAAGCAGTATCCGAGGGCTCTAGCTCTGTTGATGGTGTTGGGGAAATGTCTTCCCTTATTGGCTCACGTGGCTATGCTACTGACAACTCTGCTCGTACTCAGGTTCTAGGGGCTGCCTACGGGGCAGTATTTACCGCACAGCACACAGGAACAGCTACTAAGACCACAACGGAGAGTATTGGCGTTCTTGCGCAGGCCATCAACAATAACGCGGGTAGTACCATTACGCGTTCTCATGGTATCTATGCGCAAGTCACGAACACCGCAGGAACCATTACAACTGGTTATCTCGTCCGAGGCGTGTACGCTGGGTCTGGCGCTTACGGTGTCAAATGGGGTCTGCACCTTACAGGTTCCACGCAGAACCAGATTGACGGTTGGTTAAGCCTGACCGACACCACAGAATCCACGTCTACCGCCACAGGGGCATTGCGTATAGCGGGTGGCCTTGGCGTGGCAAAGAATCTTATTGTCGGCGGTGACATCGGTTTGTCGGATGCTGCGAAAATAACCATCCGACACATTGCGTGGGCTTTTGGAGCCTATGGGGGTACTGCGAATGCAATAACCCTGGCGTCTGTATACCCACAGACCTCATTGGTTCGCGGCCAAACAAAGACATTTCGGGCAACTGCGGCAAATACTGGGGCAGTAACAATCAATGTTGACGGCCTTGGCGCTGTGGCAGCAGTTACCGTTACTGGAGTTGCTTTGCCTGCCGGATATATTCGCACTGATGTGGATACGGTAGCAACCTACAACGGCACTAACTGGGTGGTTGACCGCCAAGTGCAGTACGGGAGCAACGCAAACGGTACTTTCGTTCTTAGAAATGACGGTAGCGCTTTGATAATGGGCGCCCCTGGAACTGTAGTTAATATTTCAGCGAATACCCCGTACGTGTTCAGTGGCTATGCTATGCCGACTTCTCTATCTACGTCTAAACCATCCACTGCATTCGCACAGATTAACCCCGCTTTATCTCCAGATTTCATGTACGGGTATGGGCAAGTTACTGGAGGGACTACAGTTTCATTTGTTGGGAGAAATGGGGTAAACACACAAAATGCTCAATTTGTGTCTTATGTAGTTAATGGATATTGGTACTAACTATGAAAATCACATTTACGCCGCAATACCGTTTCGATCCATTGGCACTGTCGAAAAATGGGGACGTGCTTACAATAAATGGGGAGGATTTTGATTTTTCCCCTTTGCCTGACGGTTACAGCGTTGAGGCCGTCAGCGCATGGATCATTGGCCCCGTGGCCCGCGTGGATGGGGAACTGAAAATTACTATTGCATGCCCATCCATTTTGGACAATGTGGTGGTAACTGCCGAAGATGGCATTATTGGAGTGCCTACAAATGAGTAAAATTGATTGGAGCACCAAAAAGCCTATTAACGGTGTATCGACGAAATACAACCAATACACAGGCAAAGCGAAGTTTGATCTGTTCACGGTGGAAGAACAGCGCGCGATAGCTGGTGCGGCCATGACGGACGTGGAGGTGAAACTGTTTTATGACCGTTTCACCATCGCGGACTACATCACATACGACGACCCCGAAATGGTGCTGGGCTTGGAATTCATGGAGCAGCGCGGATTTCTGACGCCGGAACGTCACGCTGCGGTCATTGCTGAAATGACACGCTGAACAGTGCGCAGACCACAACCCCGCCTCGGCGGGTTTTTTTACGCCCGGGGAGGGGTGATGGACGACTTCGGAAACGAGCTGCCGGTGCTGGCAGCCCAGCAGGTGAATGAGCGTTTTGACAAGGGGAGTGAGCGCATGGCGGTAATCGAGAGGGAATTGGGCAAGACACGCCAGGAGTTGGGTGAGCTCAAGCAGCAACTGGCCGATCTGCTGGAGTTTTTTACTGCCATGAAAGGCGCATTCAAGGTGCTCAACTGGCTGGGTAAGCTGGCCCGGCCCATGGCCGCCATTGTGGGCTTGGGCCTGGCACTCACCGCAGCCTGGAATGCAGTTCGGGGGATCTACCCGAAATGAATCACAAACAAAAACTGATAGCCGCCATTGGTGCCGCGGCTGCCGCAATGGTCGTTCCGTTCGTGGCTACGCATGAGGGCACCGTGCACCGCACGTACCGCGACCCCATTGGCATCGTGACGGCGTGCACCGGCTACACCGGGCCAGAGCTGCGCATGGGGCAGACCTTCACGCGCGAGCAGTGCGAGGCCCTGCTGTACCAGGACCTTGCCCGGCATGCCGACGCGCTGGACTGCATCCGCCAGCCGCTGACCGATGGCCAGCGCGCTGCGTTCCTGTCGTTCGCATTCAACGTGGGGGAGGGGGCATTCTGCGGCTCCACCCTGGTGCGCAAGGCTAATGCCGGGGATATGGATGGGGCGTGCGCAGAGCTGAGCCGCTGGACCTACGCCGGCGGCAAGCAGCTGTCGGGCCTGGTGCGCCGGCGCGCGGCCGAGCGCCAGCTGTGCGAAGGCGGCTTGGCATGA